GTTGAGAACGTGGCCACGGGCTTCATGATGATCCAGCGCCATGTGCTGGAGAAGATGGTGGCCAACCACCCAGAGTGGACCTACTTCAACGACGTGTACAACCGCAACGAGAGCGCCCTGTTCGACTTTGAGTTGACCAATGGGCAGTACGTTGGCGAGGACTACACGTTCTGCAAGCGTGCCCGGGCGGACGGTTTCACGGTCTTCATTGATCCCGAGATCACCCTGCCGCACGTTGGCTCACAGGAATACCACCGCAGCTTCAAAGAGGCCGTGCTGATGCCGCTGATCGAGCAGCACTGCACACCCAAACTGAAAGTCGTCAATGGCTAAGAAGACCCCATCCCTTGCAATCGGTCGTGGTGAGAAGCTGCCTGCATCCAAGGGTGCTGGGCTGACAGCCAAGGGCAGAGCTAAATATAACGCCGCCACCGGCAGCAACCTCAAAGCCCCGCAGCCGCAGGGTGGCAAGCGCAAGGACTCGTTCTGCGCACGCATGTCAGGTATGCCCGGCCCAATGAAAGACGAGAAGGGCAAGCCCACTCGTAAAGCCGCGTCACTGGCGCGATGGAAGTGCTGACATGGAAATGATGGTCTGGAACCTCGTGCTCACCGCAATTGTGGCCATGCTCGGGTTCATCCTGAAAGAAAAGTTTGCCGAGATCAACCGTCTTGGCATCCTGCTCAACCGCACCCGCGAGGAAGTGGCACGGGATCACATCACGCGCTCGGAGTTCCGGGCCGACATGCAACAGTTGCTTGACCGGTTTGACCGGCTTGAGCGCAAGATTGACAACCTGCGAGGCAATAATGCCCAGCACGAGTAAAAAGCAGCACAACTTCATGGCGGCTGTGGCCAACAACCCAGCCTTTGCGAAGAAAGCAGGCGTCCCACAGTCAGTGGGCAAAGAGTTCTCCAACGCGGACAAGGGCCGCAAATTTTCAAAAGGTGGCGATATGAAAGAGTCCAAAGCAATGGCGGCAAAAGAGATGAACTTCATGAAAAAGAAGGGCGCTCCCAAGTCCATGATCAAACACGAAATGGCTGAAGCCAAAGGCTACAAGGCCGGTGGCTCGATTGGCACAACCAAGATGGGCTCAGTGAAAACTGCCGCTCCAAGCCGTGACGGTATTGCTACCAAAGGCAAGACCAAAGGCACCATGATCAAAATGGCCCGTGGCGGCAAGACCTGCTAAGGAGATCAACATGAGTCCAGCAGAAAAAGAAGCTCGCCAGATGATGGCGGACAAGAAGGCTGCCGAAGCCGCTGAAAAAGCCTACAACGCAGCCAGCAAGACGCCTCCTGCACCCATGGTCAAAAAGGCCAAGGGTGGCAGCGTGACTCGTGCTGATGGTTGTGTGACCAAGGGCCACACCAAGGGCACGATGGTCAAGATGGCCATGGGCGGCAGGACTTGCTGATATGAGAGCCAGTCGCGGCATGGGTGCCATCAACCCATCTAAGATGCCTTCTGGCAAGCTTAAAGCTCGCCGGGACGATACCGACTTTACCGAGTACGCCGCTGGCGGAAAGGTGGGCCTGTACGACAACATCCATGCAAAGCGAAAGCGCATTGCTGCTGGTTCTGGTGAGAAAATGCGCAAGGTTGGTAGCAAGGGTGCTCCGACTGCCAGCGCATTTGCGCAATCGGTCAAGACTGCGAAGAAGTAAATCATGGCAACATCAGGCACCACAGCGTTCAACATGGACCTCACGGAAATTGTGGAGGAGGCCTTCGAGCGTGCCGGTGGCGAGCTGCGCACAGGCTATGACCTGCGCACTGCCAGCCGGTCCCTGAACCTGATGTTTTCGCAGTGGGCCAACCGTGGCCTGAACATGTTCACGTATGAGCAGGGGCTCATTAATCTGATCCCCGGACAAGCGACATACAATTTGCCCGCCGACACCGTGGACCTGCTTGAGCATGTGATCCGCACGGGTGCCGGTAGCGCTTCGACACAGGCCGACCTGACCATCACCCGGATCAGCGTCTCCACCTACGCCACGATCCCCAACAAGCTGCAGCAGGCCCGGCCCATTCAGGTCTGGATTGAGCGCTTGACCGATGCCCCGCGCATCACAGTGTGGCCGGTGCCAGACGACTCGCAGCCCTATGTGTTCGTGTACTGGCGCTTGCGCCGCATGCAGGACGCTGGCACGGGTGTGAACACCATGGACATGCCGTTCCGCTTCTATGAGGCCATGACGGCTGGCTTGGCCTACCACCTTGCCCTGAAGATTCCCGGCGGCATGGAGCGCCTTCAGGTGCTCAAGGCTCAATACGACGAAGCGTGGGACCTTGCCTCCTCCGAGGACCGCGAAAAAGCGGCAGTCCGGTTTGTTCCTCGTGCGATGCACATTGGAAACGGTGGCTACTGATGGCAAACCGGTTTGCAGCAGGCCACAAAGCGATTGCCATGTGCGACCGCTGTGGCCAGCAATTCAAACTCAAACAGCTCAGAACTGAGATCATCAAGCAGCGCAAGTATGAGTTGCTGGTGTGCCCGGAGTGCTGGGACCCTGATCAGCCTCAGTTGATGCTTGGCACATTCCCTGTGGATGACCCGCAGGCGCTGAGAAACCCACGCAGGGACACCACCTACGTGACATCTGGCCTGAATGACGATGGCAACCTGTCTGGCGGCTCTCGGGACATTCAGTGGGGATGGAACCCGGTGGGCGGATCAAGGTCGTTTGATACGCTCTTGACACCCAACACATTGGCGTTGACTGTGCAGATCGGCACAGTGACAATATCGGTATCGTAAAGGAGTCTGACATGGACGCGAAAAAAGCAGTAAGCAAACACGAGGCAAACATGCACCCGGGCATGAAGCCAACCAAGCTGGCCAAGGGCGGCAAGACCAATCTGCAGATGAAGCAGCTTGGACGCGGCATGGCCAAGGTCATGAACCAGCGCGTATCGTCTGCACCCAAGGGGAAATAACATGGCAACCTTCAGCAAAAAGATGATGGGCAAAGAGGTTGGCCAAGCCAGCGTCTACGCCAAGCCCCACACGATGGATGGCAAGCCCGGCGCAGGCATGAAGGTCATGAAAGACCCCAACACCTTGGCCGCAAACAAGATGACGCGGTACACAGCCACGCCCCGCGTGAGCACCAACGACCCCGGCGCGGATAACGTCAAGACCACCGGCATCAAAATCCGTGGTACTGGCTGCGCTACCAAAGGCACCATGGCCCGAGGCCCGATGGCATAAAGCATGAACTACGCCGAGCTGAAGATCAACATTGCTGACATCTGTGAAAACGAGTTCACAGAGGAGCAGTACGCCATGTTCACGCAGCAGGCGGAACAGAAAATCTACAACACGGTGCAGTTGGCCAACTTGCGCAAGAACGTCACTGGCACGTTGACTGCGAACAACAAGTATCTGGCTGCTCCGAATGATTTTCTGTCGGTGTACTCGTTGGCCATCTACCCGGCTGCAGGCGGGAACTACGAGTTCTTGCTGGACAAGGACGTGAACTTCATCCGTCAGGCTTACCCCAATCCGGCTACCACCGGCAAGCCCAAGCACTACGCCATCTTCGGCCCTCAGTCGAGCGATGTAAACGAGCTGACGTTCATCTTGGGGCCAACTCCAGACGCCACTTACGCGGCTGAGCTGCACTACTACTACTACCCCGAGTCCATTGTGACCGCAGGTGAGACGTGGCTGGGCGAAAACTTCGATTCCGCTTTGCTCAATGGCGCTTTGGTTGAGGCTATCCGCTTCATGAAGGGCGAGGCTGACATGGTGAAGCTGTACCAAGACATGTACATGCAAGCGATTGCTCTGCTTAAGAACTTGGGTGACGGCAAACAACGCACCGACACATACCGTGACGGTCAGACAAGGATCAAAGTGTCATGACAATCGCGCAAACCGCAACCACATCGTTCAAGGTGGAGCTGCCGCAGGGCATTCACAACTTTGGACCGACATCGCCCGACACGTTCAAGATCGCGCTGTACACCGCTGCCGCCAATCTGGACGGCTCCACGGCTGTTTACACGACATCGGGCGAAGTCGTTGGTACGGGTTACGTGGCTGGCGGCAACACACTGGTCATTACGACCACACCTGTGGCTGCAAACAACAGCGCCAACGTGCCCACGGCCTACTTCAGCTTTGCCAACACCTCTTGGACAAGCTCAACCTTCACGGCCCGTGGTGCTTTGATCTACAACAGCACAGAGGGCAACAAGTCCGTGGCTGTTCTCGACTTCGGCGCTGACAAGACCGTGAGCAACGACACCTTCCAAATCATCTTCCCAACTGCCGACGCCAACAGTGCGATTGTGCGAATCTCATAAGGACACATCATGGAACACAGCAAAGCACAAGACAGCGTTACCGCAGGCATGGTCGCTCAGCGTATTGGCGGCGAGCGCGTTGGCGCGGGCGGTGTGTTCACCGTTACCTGCGTGGGCGCAGACGGCAAAGAGAAGTGGTCTGACACCTTCCACAACCTCGTGGTCAACGAAGGCCTGCAGGACATGAACAGCAAGTACTTCGTGGGCGCTGGCTACACGGCGGCTTGGTTCTTGGGTCTGGTCCAAGGCCCCGGCTCCGGCACAACCTTTGCCGCTGGCGACACACTGGCCTCTCACGCAGGCTGGACAGAGCTGGTGCCCGGCACGGCCTACACCGGCAACCGCAAGACAGCGACATTCGGTACGGCCACCACGGCGGACCCATCGGTGATCTCCAACTCCGCATCCCCTGCTTCGTTTGCTATGCTGGTCAACGGCACCGTGGTTGCAGGCGCATTGCTGGCCAGCGTGAACAGCGGCACGTCCGGCATCTTGTTCTCGGCTGGTGACTTCACTGGCGGCGACAAGACTGTGGACAACGGGGACACGCTGAACGTGACCTACTCCTTCTCGCTCGACGCAGCCTAATAGGACGTGCGGTGTTTGGCGATGTCACTTTTGCCCAAGCATCCTTCGCCTCTTTAGGCGGGAACACGTTCGCCGTCTCCGCAACTGAAGCGGCCACGGCCACTGCAGCTTTTGATGTCCCAAGTGTCATCCGGGGCGGCATCATGGCGGAGTTTTCCGCAGCCCAAGAAACCCAGTCCGTCATCGCCACAATGGTGGCCACGCAGGCAGAGACATCCTCCGCAGCAAGCGTGCAGTCGGTGATTGCCAATATGGTGGCCAGCGCTTTGGAGCAGGCTGGTGCCACAGCAACCCAGACGGCCATCGGCACATTCTTGGCGGCGCAGGCAGAGAGCACCACCGGCACGGCAGCACAAGCTGCTGTGGGCACCTTCTTGGCCGCACAGGCTGAGGCGGCGACTGGCGACGACGACATGACTCGTGGCTTGCTGATCTCTGTGGCCGTTGCAGAAAGCGCCACGGGCGCGGCCACTCAAGTGGTTCAGATCAACGTGAATGCGTCGATTGCAGAAGCCGTCAGCGCCTTGAGCACGCTGGGCGTCATCAAGACCGCCAACGTGTATCCCACTGGTGTTCAGCTCACCATCAGCATCGGCGGAGCGCTGGTCTGGGCGGTAATTGACGACAGCCAGACTCCGAACTGGCAAAATATCACCAATACCCAAGGTAGCGGTTGGACTGAGGTCAACGACGCTCAGACCCCCGGCTGGACGCAACTACCATCGTAAGGATTAAAAATGGCATTGGTACTCAAAGATCGCGTCAAGGAAACGACCACAACCACGGGCACTGGCACGGTTACGTTGGCTGGCGCAGCCGCAGGGTTCCAATCCTTTGTGGTCATTGGTGACGGCAACCAGACCTTCTACGCCATCGTGGACGCAACATCTGGCGATTGGGAAGTTGGCGTCGGAGCCTACACAGCCTCCGGCACAACCCTGTCTCGCGCAACCGTGGTGTCGTCCAGCAACGCTGGCTCTCTAGTGAACTTTGGCGCTGGCTCCAAAGACGTGTTTGTCACATACCCATCATCGCGTGCGGTGTATCTGGACGCCGCAGGCTCTGCCGTTTCGGTGCTGGACATCGGGACTCTGGGCACCAGCACTGCCAACATCACCACCGCCAACATTACAGCAGGCACGGTATCGACCACGCCCACAAGCGCAAACGATTTGGTCAACAAGACCTATGTGGACACGCTGGCGGCTTCGGGCATTCACTTCCACCAGCCAGTGCGGGTGGAATCACCGATCAACCTGAACGCAACCTACAACAACGGCACAGCCGGTGTGGGCGCAACCCTGACCAACGCTGGTACTCAGGCTGCTTTGGTGATTGACGGCGTGACCGTCAGCGTGGCGGATCGCGTGCTGGTTTACCAGCAGACCACGCAAACTCAGAACGGTATCTACGTCGTAAGCGATGTGGGCTCGGGATCGACCAACTGGATTTTGACTCGCTCCAGTGATGCGGACACCTACGTCATCAACAGTGCTGCAGGCTTGAGCGAAGGCTCTACTGTTTTTGTGCAGCAGGGCGCAACCGGCGCGGGCGAGACATACACCTGCAACACGACTGGCGTCATCACGTTTGGCACAACCAACATCACGTTTGCCCAGATCAGCTCGGCGCAGATTTACAGCGCAGGCACGGGCCTGACCCTCTCCGGCACACAATTCAGCATCACCAATACTGGCACTGCGGGCACATACGGCTCAGCATCCAATGTGCCGGTGATCATCACGAACGCGCAGGGGCAGGTCACAGGCGTCACCCCCACGGCCATCGCCATCTCGGGCGCAGCGGTGTCGGGCAACATTTCTGGCCAAGCTGGCTCGGTGGCCAACGCCCTGACAGCGGGCACGTTCCTGACTTCTGGCGGCACGTTTGATGGCTCCGCAGCTCGCACCTTTGCCGTGGATGCCACGGACGCCAACACCGCCTCCAAAGTCGTGGCCCGGGACGCCTCGGGCAACTTCAGCGCAGGGACCATCACGGCCACACTGAGCGGTGCGGCAACGAGCGCAACCACAGCGACCAACCTTGCAGGCGGCGCGGCCAACCGGATCGCGTACCAGACCAGCGCGGGCATCTCAAATTTCATCACAGCCCCAACAGCCTCCAACCAAGTCCTGAACTGGAACGGCTCTGCGTTCACATGGAGCGCGGGCACGATCTCGGGGGTGGCCTTGGGGTCAAACCTGAACACCCTGACGTTCGGCACCTTCCTGACGGGCACGAGCTACAACGGCTCCAGCGCAGTCACGATTGCCACAAACGCCACAAACGCCAACACTGCCTCGACCATCGTGGCACGAGATGCCTCCGGCAACTTCAGCGCTGGCACGATCACCGCTGCTTTGAGCGGTAACGCCACCACATCCAGCTCCACCTCCGGCAACGCGGCCACGGCCACGGCGCTTCAGACAGCCCGCACGATCAACGGCACAAGCTTCAACGGCACCGCAAACATCACAATTACTGCGGCAGCAAACGGTGGTACGGCTACAAACCTATCTGGTGGCACGGTATCGGCGACAACGGGTTCGTTTAGTGGTGCGGTCACAGCATCATCGGTATACACCCGATCAGCCGCAGGGCAGGGTTGGTTAAGCGGTAACTACTCCAGCGTTGAAACATCCGCAACATCAGGGGCAATTTACAGTATTGGCGGTGCATACGTCCCCACTGCAACAACGCTTGGCAACATGTATGGCATCGGTTACACAATTGGCTCGGTAACCGGGCAATCCGGCGTTCCTGCGGATTGGGGTATGTATGTCGCTGCTGGCGGCGTATCCCGTATTTTCCTTTGTGGTGGTGATGGCACCATTAGAGCAACCGGAGCCATCACAGCCAGCAACATCACCGCTGCGGGTAACGTCACGGGTAATGCCGCCACAGCCACAACTCTGGCAAGCGGCCAAAGCAACTGGAGCGGCACCGGGGTTCTTGGTAACGTGGTTGGTTTGATGGCGTGGAAGAACTACGCCAACGGGCACGTTATTTTTGACGCATCTGCCAGCACATCCCCAAGCGGCGGAGCGGTAAACAACACCAACGCAGCAGTTGCATGGTCATCCACGTACCCAACACTGATGGGGTGGAACGGCTCCTCAACCTACGGGGTGCGTGTGGATTCTGCTCGTACTTCAGACAACACAACGGGTTCTTCCGCTTCGTGTACGGGCAACGCGGCAACCGCAACAAGAGCCACCCGGTCAAACGGCTTTTTCTATATTGATGACAACTACGGTTTAAGCACTGTAGGCCTATACGCCAGTACCATTTTCCAAGGCTGGTTCGCCATGGGGGATGCTTACAAGACAACGGCTGGCGGCGCAATAAGTAACTTGTATGGGGTAACTTGGTCGTACCCGAGTGCTGGGGGTATTGCGGGCAACTTGGACAGCCACGGCCTGATCGTCGCCATCAACGGCGGTTTTGGCTCTTGCCTTTCGTACAACGTCAAGGCTTCCGGTAACGTCACGGCGTATTCGGATGAGCGCCTCAAGAAAAACTGGGAGCCGCTGTGCAATAACTTTGTCGAAAAGCTGGCCAAGGTAAAAGTTGGTACGTATGAACGAACCGACTTGCCGATGGTGCAAGTTGGCGTATCGGCCCAATCGCTTGAAGAGGTGCTGCCGGAGGCGGTGTCCACAGCAACGGACGACATGAAAACAAAGTCCGTGTCGTATGGAAATGCCGCGCTGGCTTCAGCCGTTATGCTGGCACAAGAAGTTGTTGAGCTGAAGCAGATGATGAAACAATTGCAGGCTGAGCTTGCTGAACTGAAACGAGGTGCATGATGGCTTTGATCCGAGACTTTGAAATTGCTGGAACCGGGCTTGTTATACCCGGCGCGTATCACGTCATCACGCAACTTGACGTTGAGAAACGAATGGCTGACCGCACGCTGCCTCAGCCGAACGGGCGCGTGTACCAAGGCGATTTGGTAGATGCTGACATGGAGTGGACGGCGGGCTATTACGGACGCATGGTCATCTGCGTCTGGAAGGATGCAGCCTCTCGTGCGGCCAACAAAAACATGCTGGGCGTCATCAATGCCGAGTACAAAGTACCAGCTATTTTTAGGCTGGACACGGCGTCTTCAGACAGTTATCTCACGCAGGCATATGCGTTCTTGAAGACCGTGGAATACTACGCTGGCGCAGCCGAAGCCTAAAGGATAATCATGTCAAGCACCTTCTCCAACCTAAAGTTTGAGCTGATCGGCAACGGTGAGCAGTCAGGCACTTGGGGCACCACGACCAACTCCAATATTGGCACCGCCATCGAGCAGGCCATGGTGGGCATGGCCACTCTGGACTCCGGCGACTTCACAGCCAACGTCTGCACGCTGACGCTCTCCAACACCACGGCGGCGCAGGATGCCCGGGCACTGTGCTTGAATATCGCCTCCGGCGCGGTGTCTGCTGCGGGCACCATCAACGTCCCGGCCATCGAGAAGCCATACCTGATCATCAACGGCTCCAGCTACGCTGTGACGGTCAAGGTCTCTGGCCAGACTGGCGTGGCAGTCCCTGCAGGCACACGCACGGTGGTGTACAACAACGGCACGGATGTCGGGGCGCAGGTCAATTGGCTTGGCTCTCTGACTTTGGGCGCAGCGTTGCCGATTGCTTCGGGCGGTACAGGCTCCACGTCCACCACCTTTGTGAACTTGGCCACCAACGTCACCGGCACACTTCCTGTGGCCAACGGCGGGTCGGGCGCAACAACTGCGGCAACGGCCCGGACCAACTTCGGTGCAACCACGCTGGGGGGCAACCTCTTCACGATCAGCAACCCGAGCGCAGTGACATTCCCACGCTTCAATGCGGACAACACCGTCTCTTCCCTGAACGCTGCGGACTTCCGCACGGCCATCGGCGCAGGCACTGGCGGCGGCTCGGTTTCTTCTGTTGCGGGTACGGGATCGGCCAACGGCCTGACCCTTTCTGGCACCGTGACATCGACGGGTAACATCACGCTTGGCGGCGCAGTGTCCAGCGTCACCACAGCCAACTTCACAATCATGGAAGAAAGCGGTAAGCTCGTGATCAAGTACGGCGGAACCGTGGTTGCCTCGTTCAGCAGCGCAGGTGCTCTTATCTCCGCAGACAACATCACCGCCTACGGCACCCCATAAGGAGCAAGCATGGTAATGCCAGCAAGCGGCCCCCTGAATATGGGGGGCACATCAAGCCCGGTCAGTGTTGCGCAAGAACTTGGCCTGAGCCTGACCGCGACCATATCGATGAACCAAGCCAACGTCCGCACTTTGGCGGGTGTTGGCGGTAGCGGTACGACATGGAGCATGAGTTCGCTGTACGGAAAGTCAAACACCTACGCCATTGAGTATCTGGTTGTTGCTGGCGGAGGCGGTGGGGCCGGGGCTTTTAACGACAGCAGCCGTAGCGGCGGAGGGGGTGGTGCTGGTGGGTATATATCAACTTCAGCAAACGTAAGTCCCGGCGCAAGTTACGTAACAACTGTTGGCTCCGGTGGCAGCGGTGGTCCCGGTGGTATTGGCGCTGCCGGATCAGTTGGTTCGGGGTCTTCATTTGGTGCCCTTACATCTTCCACTGGTGGCGGCGGGGGCGGAAACATATTTAACGCCTCGACAAGTGGGGGGTCGGGGGGTGGGGGCGGCAGCAACAGCAGTTCTGGCGCAGCAGGAACATCCGGGCAAGGAAATTCTGGAGGGAATGGTGACAGCGATAGCGGCGGCGGTGGCGGTGGCGCTAGTGCCGCTGGCAATAGTGCATTCGTTTCTCCACCCAATAACAGCAAAGGGGGCAATGGTTCTACTTGGCTAAATGGAACGCCATACGCTGGCGGTGGGGGCGGTGGCGACGCTAATATTTTTGGAATCCCCGGCGGCACTGGTGGCGGGGGGACCGGGGGGCCGTCCAGTGCTCTTACCTCAGCAACAATTAACACGGGCGGCGGTGGCGGTGGCGCAAACGGCGGAGGACCAAACCCCAACCCCGCAGGCGGATCAGGCGGCTCTGGAATTGTCATCCTTCGCTACGCTGGAGCGCAGCGCGGAACCGGCGGCACGGTTTCTTCGGCAGGTGGGTACACCTACCACACCTTTACATCTTCTGGGACGTATACAGCATGAGCCAGTTTGCCCAAATAGACGAAAACAACATTGTCCAGCGCGTGCTGGTCATTGATCAAGCTGAAATCGACACGGGCAATTGGGGCGACCCGGCCAGCTTTGTGCAAACCAGCTACAACACACGGGGCGGCATTTACTACACCCCCAACACCAACACGCCCGACCCAGACCAATCCAAGGCATTCCGTAAAAACTTTGCTGGGATCGGATACCTGTGGTTGCCCGATGGCCCAGATGGCGCAGGATTCTCCCCGCCGCAGCCATACCCGTCATGGGTCATGGACAGCTTCTCTTATCTGTGGGAGGCTCCCGTGCCAATGCCAATCCCGAACAGCCCGCCGTATTACGTCTGGGATGAGGCCACAACTTCTTGGGTTCTTGCAGACCCGCAACCGGAGCAACCATGAAATTACTCGCCCTCGCCGTCTGTTCGGTGGCCCTGACAGGCTGCGCAACCAACTCTGAATACGCAGCCTACGCTGACGCCCACAAAGCCCAAGCAGCAGCCCAAACAGCACGTTTCCAAGCCCTTGCTGACATCGCTCGGCAAGGTGATACCACGGCCAAGGTTGCAGCGGTCATGTCCCTGCAAATGGGTGGCGGTCAGCAGAACGCTCAGATCAATGCGCCCAAGTCGTGGGCGGACTACGCCATGCAGTGGACCGGTCTGTTGCTGCCAACTGTCGGCCAAATCTACACGGTCAACAAGCAGACTTCTCTTGGTATGCGCCAGTCCGACAACGCAACAGCTCTGGGTGTCAGCACCAACGCAGCGTTTGTGGGCATCGCCTCGCAGATTCAAGCGCCAGCGGCTAACGTAACCTTGAGCGGCACAGGCGTGATCGGAGCAGGTTCTTACTCGATAGGAGCGAACAGTGGGTCAAACTCTGGCAACAGTGGTCGCCTTGCTGGTGGCGGCATTACTGACAATACGGCTACTCCAACTGTGGTGACCAGCACCAACACCACGACCAACACCATCACACCCGCAGTGGTGCCATGAAAGACTGGGCCGTAGCATTCTGTGCAGCGGCCCTTCTGATTGGGCTAGTGGTTTGGTGCGCCCGCGTTTTAATCTGGAGTTTGAATGGCGGATTCTGGCGATAAAGCCCTCGGCGTGCTGGACAAGGTGCTGGCCTATGTCGATTCACCCTTTAAGCTGGTCGCCATCCTCGTCATGGGTCTGGTTGCGTTTGCCGGGTACTTTGTCTGGCAGAACCAGACGGTGCTGATTGGTGCATACCAAGAGAACAAGAAGATGCCCGTGATCCACGAAGATCGGGTTGACGATGCGGCAAGTGTTTTGTTCAAACAGACCGACGCCAAGTTTGTTGCCATCTTCAAGGTCAACCCAATTTTTGGCACACGGGTCTTGTACCGCCTGTACACCAAGGACGGGCGCAGTAAGGAGATGGAAGGTTTGGATGTTGGCCTGTTCACAACGAACGTAGCAAACAACAACGACGTGGTGAAGTTGATGGCGGGTGAGACGCCGTGCAGTCCATATCTGAGGGCGCAGTCGGAGTTGGGCATTTGGTATATTGCGCAGGGCGTTTCGTTCACCTGCCGTATCAGCATACCGCCAGATCGCAGCAGGTTCATTGGGCAGATTACGGCTGGCTGGGTAGAGCAGCCGCAGAACATGGAACACGTCCACTCCATGCTGGACATTGCAGCAAACATGCTTGTTAAAAGGGGTCATTGATGCTTTCACTGTTTTCAACTCTTGGGGGTCTGCTGATCTCCGGCCTCCCAAAACTGCTGGAGTACTTCCAGAACAAGGCTGACCAAGCGCACGAGCTGAAGCTGGCCGCGCTGCAGAACGAGCGTGAGCTGGCCTTGGCCGCTCAGGGCTTCGCTGCCCAACTGAAGATTGAAGAGGTCCGCACCGATCAGATCGCCATGGAGACCGACGCCCGAATGACTGAAGCCGCGCTTTCGCACGACGAGAAGGTGCTTGAGAAGGCCAGCAAGTGGGTTGCCAACTACGTGGGCACTGTGCGCCCCACTGTGACCTACATTTTTGTCCTTGAGCTGGTGTTGATCAACGGCTTCATGGCTTGGTATCTGTGGAACCACCCCGGCCTGATCACCAACATTGATGATGTCATCAAGTACGCCGACCTGATTTTCAGCGCTGACGAGATGGCAATGCTGGGCGGCATCATCGGTTTCTGGTTCGGCTCTCGCGGCTGGAGCAAAAAGTGAAACTGAGCAGGGCAGGCGAAGACCTGATGCACCGGTTCGAGGGCAAACGCTCTCGGCCCTACCTGTGCCCAGCGCACATCTGGACGATTGGCTACGGCCACGTCCTGTATCAAGAGCAGATCAGGCTCCCCGTGATGCGGGTCGAAGGCAAGCCCAACCCCATGATCCGCAAGGAAATGCCACTGAAACCGGAGGACAACCGTGTCTGGACGAAAGAAGAGATCGACGAACTATTCCGTGTTGATGTCGGAACTTTTGAACGGGGTGTTCTTCGTCTTGTTCCCGGCGTTGTTGGGCGGCAAGGCGCTTTTGACGCTCTTGTCTCTATTTCCTTTAACTTCGGGCTAGGCAACCTGCAGCGCAGCACCATCCGCATGAAGGCCAACCGGGGTGATTGGGAGGGAGCAGCCGATGCGTTCCGGGCTTGGACCAAGGGTGGCGGCAAGGTTCTCCCCGGGCTGGTCAAGCGCCGAGAGGCCGAGATTGCGCTGTTTCTGAGTTAAGTGCGAAAATGCCACAAAGCTGAGGTAAACAATGCCACTCAAGAAAATCCTTTTCAGGCCGGGTGTAAGTCGAGAAAACACCAGATATTTGTCGGAAAACGTCGGACCCACGGGGGTCAACGGCGCGTATTCTGCTGGTTGGTACGAGTGCGACAAGATTCGGTTCCGCTCCGGTACGCCTGAAAAGATCGGTGGCTGGGAGCGCATCTCGGCAAACTCCTTCCTTGGTGTATGCCGGTCGCTTTGGAACTGGGTGACGTTGGGCGGGGCCAACCTGCTGGGCGTGGGCACCAATCTCAAGTTCTACATCGAGAGCGGCGGCTCGTACTACGACATCACGCCGATCCGTGGAACACCCGGAACCATCAACAACAACCCGTTTGTCGCTACTCTGGGCTCCAGCGTCATCACCGTCACAGACACGGCTCATGGTTGCTTCACTGGGGACTTTGTAACCTTCAGTGGGGCTGTGGGGCTTGGCGGCAACATCACGGCAGGCGTGCTCAACGCAGAGTACCAAGTCACCGTGGTAAACGCGAACACGTACACCATCACCGTCTCAGCTACGGCCAACGCCACGGACGTATCCGGCTCCCCGGGCGGCGGGGCTTCGGTTGTTGCCGCGTACCAAATCAATACGGGTTTTGAGTTTGCGGTTCCCGTGGTCGGCTGGGGTGCGGGCGGCTGGGGAACTGGTGTGTGGGGAACGGGCACTTCGTCCTTGGAAACCCTGCGGCTGTGGAGCCAGTTCAACTTTGGCGAAGACCTGATCTTCGGGCCACGAGGCGGAGCCATTTATTACTGGGACTCTTCGGCTGGCACAGGCACCCGGGCGATCAACCTGACAGCGATTGGCGGCGCTTCGGATGTGCCCACGGTTCAGAACACCATTTTGGTCTCGGATGTGAGCCGCTTTGTGCTGGCCTTTGGCTGCAATGATTATGGAAGCGCCGACCAAAGCCCGATGCTGATCCGCTGGTCTGACCAAGAAAGTGCGGCAAACTGGACGCCAGCAGCAACAAACCAAGCGGGTAGCTTGCAGCTATCTCGGGGTTCAGAAATCATCACGGCCATTCAGTCGCGCCAAGAGATCATTGTGTTCACCGACAACGCTGTGTATGCCATGCAATACCTTGGACCACCTGCTGTGTGGGGCGCAACATTGCTGGCCGACAACACCTCCATCGTCAGTCAGAACGCCGTCACTATCGCATCCGGGGTCACGTTCTGGATGGGCGTGGACAAGTTCTACAAGTACGACGGTCGAGTCCAAACCTTGCGCTGCGACCTGCGCCAGTACATCTTTTCTGATCTTGACAAAGACCAGTACTCGCAGGTGTTCGCGGGCACCAATGAGGGCTTCAACGAGGTCTGGTGGTTCTACTGCTCGGCGGGCTCTACCGTGGTGGACAAGTACGCCATCTATAACTACCTTGAAGACATCTGGTATTACGGCGACATGAGCCGCTCGGCATGGCTGGACTCCGGCTTGCGGGACTATCCAATTGCGGCGACGTACCTAAACAACATCGTGAACCATGAGTCTGGTGTGGACGACAACTCCACGGCAGTACCTACGCCGATTGCGGCAACAATCACATCCGCTGAATTTGATCTGGACGACGGGCACAACTTCATGTTCCTGTACCGCGTCCTGCCGGACATCACTTTCCGGGGGTCTGACGCCGCGTCCCCTACGGCCCGGATGTACATGCAACCCCTGAAGAACTCGGGCTCCGGGTACACCACGCCTCCTTCGGTGGGAGGTGAGAACAACAGGCCCATCACGCGCACCGCAGTGCTGCCGATTGAAGAGTACACCGGCCAGATTTTCACCCGGGTGCGGGCACGTCAGATGTCTGTGAAGGTGGAGAGCGATGGGCTTGGCGTGACGTGGCAGCTCGGGGCTCCCCGACTCGACCTCAGACCTGACGGACGGAGATAAACATGGGCATGTTCAGTCGCGTAACCCCACCTCGGCCAACTGCTGCACCGCAGGAGTACACCACTGCGTTCATGGACCAGATGCAGAACATCTTCAACTTGTTCTTCAAGCAGATCAACGCTGTGCAGCAGCTTAATGTTGCCAGTTTAAACATCGACATCAACACTCTTCCAACGCAGGCGGACTTGGCCAACTTGCGCGTGGGCGATGTCTATCGAGACACCAGTGCCTCGAACGTATTGAAAGTGAAGGTCTGATATGGCAAACCCATGGGACGACGCATATTCCCAGTACGCCAATCAAGCGCGTTCTGGCGACATCACCGCCGACTTCATCCGCAAGACGTACGGCGGTCTTGAGGGTGGCAAGTCTGAAAAAGGCAACTCGTTTGCCGACCGGGTGATCGCCATCCATCAAGAGTTGGAAGACCAGCGGAAGAAGTACAAGGTTCCGATCTCTGGCGGTCAGATTGGAGAGGCTGATACGGTCTGGGATACCGCGTTCCGGCTGGCCGAGACCGGCACAGATTCCCTCTACGACCTTGGTCAACGGCAGAAAGAAGTTGTTGGTTATGAGGGTGAAGGTGGTGGTACATACACGGCTTATGAAAATGAGCTGTACCACAAGCCTACAGGCGCGGCTGTCACCATGCCTAACCACGGGTTCAAAAACGAATACGCCTTGCAGTTCGCCCCGGACGGAACGCCCGTCCCATACTCCACTCCAAAGCGAAGTGATTGGGTTGATTTTCGAGAGGACTTCTTGAAGCCTGCAGCTTCCTTGGTGGGCTCGTTTATCCCCGGCGTCGGCCCGTACATTGCTGCCGCCAACGCAGCATACGCGGCATCCAAAGGCGATTGGGAGAAGGCTCTGCTGTCTGGCCTGAGCGCTGCAGTCCCGCTGGCTGGCAAACTCGGGGCAAGCGTCGAGACGGCAAACACACTCAACAACGTACGGCAGGCGGCTACCGTGCTGAAGGCGCTGGAGAGCAAGGATTTGTTGGGCGCTGCGCTTGGCGGGGCGAACTTGGCCGGTGTTTCTGAGGTGGCCGGGTTCTCCACACAAGACATCGGCAAGGCGCTCGGCATGGTCACGGCCCTCCAAAGCGAGGACCCAGCAGCCATCATCAAGGCTGGTGCTGGGTTTTTGCCAAAGGGCGGCTTCGACGGGCCGAAAAGCTCCGACATGATCGAGGGGTACTTTGCCCCGGGTGGTGAGGGCTATATTGCCCCGCCCACCTATGCCCCGGACACCAAGGGGTACTTTGACGAAATCACCGGCCACTTCATGCCGGATGAAGGCGGTGCTCTGAGTTTTGGCGATCTGACCAATGAGACCTCGGGGACCAACATTGGTTCCATGGACGACTACCAATACAACCCAGACACTGGCAACTGGACTTTGCCCGACGGCACGGTGATCGACACCAGCTACATGCAGAACAGCAAGACGCCACTGACCGGCCAGCAGATCATGAACAACGCTGGCGCAGGTGCCCCCAAAACTCCGGGCGCTGCGGCAAAGCCCCCTGCGGGGGTGGCCAAGGTTCCAACCAAGCCGGGGCAGGGCATCGACATCAACCAGCTCGCATCCCTTTTGGGTGGTGGGCAACAGGCCGCACCAACGATTGTGTCATCTGGGCAAGAAAACGCCGCAGACGTACAATTGATGGAAGATATTTTTGGAACCACCATGTCTGCGCCTCCGGCAGGTGATACCGCTACACGAGCCCGCGAACTTGCGCGGCTTTTAAGGAGCTGACATGGCAAGAAGATATGTACCCCCAACGTACGACGAAGACGGCGCTATTCTGGAATATGGATATTACGAAGACGATGGCGAGCCAGAAGAGTCTCCCGGCCAGTTAATCACCCCCCGCGAGTTGGATAGCTTACCCGTCCCGTCGTACGACTATTCATCAACGCCGCCATCGGCATCGCCAGACTTTGCTGGCGGCGAATCGCAAGACCATGACTTCACCAAAGAAGAAGCTGACGCTCTCTGGAAGGCTGGTGTGTGGGATCAGGTGAAAGGGCTTGGTCAAAAAGCGCTCGACCTGTTTAAAACGAATGGCGAGTACGACCTTAAAAAACTGATGGCCCTTGGCGGCGGTTTGCTGGCTGCATCCAAGTCAAACAACGCGGCACCCACCGGCTATCAAGGCAAAATCCCCAAGCTGACGGCCACAAGCAACATGCTGACAGCGCCTCCTGTGGGGCGGCGTCCCGGCTCGGGCGGCATCAACTACGGCGGTGGGGCCACGTTCCGCGATGAAAAGGGCAACATCGTTTCTTCCAACGAGAAGACCTTGGAAGAGCTGCGTGCGGCTGCTGCCAGCAATCCATTCAATCGCCCCAGCACATATGAAAACCCAAGTTATGGTCGCCCACCCGTAACACCACCTCCAAGCGGCGGTGGTGCGCCAACCCCCGGGCCTACGACAACACTCGGGCCTACGCCAAGCACAGGCCCAACACCAACCTCCGGGGGCGGCGGTCTTCCTGACCTTGCTCGCCCACCAACCCCCGGTGGCGGCTCTGCCGAAATTACCACGCCGGGCGGCTCGTCAGTTTCCGTGCCCGGGCAGTACGGCGCAATTGCACGACCCAGCTACCAGCAAACGCCGTACACAGGCGCAAGAGAAGGCACCAAACTTCCTGATGGCCGCATTCTTACGGCTCAGGGAATTTACGACCCTAAAACCGGGGATGTAATAACTCCTGACGGCTATCGGGTTGGTGCGGGTAATGGCGTGATAGCCTCGAACAAAGATACCGTATCCAGAGAAGATGCTGAGCTCATGAAGGGCCTGACGTTCTCGATGGACCCCAACAAAGAGGCCACTCCAGAGGAGGTAAAAAACTACATCCAATGGCAGATGACTCAGGCAAACCCGCTGGGTCAAGGCACGTTGGCTGATGTGTATGCCAAGCAGGGCATTACCGATCCCTACAACAGCCCCCTTGTTCAGCAGCAGGCTCAAGAGCAACTGAAGCGGCAGGACCGCCGTGATGCCATGTATGCTGCCACGCAGATGGGCTTGGACCCAACACTTGCACACTCCCCACAGGGATACGGCATGTGGGAAGACCCCAATTGGCTGGCCAAACAAACTGCTGACGCTGCTGCTACCGCTCAACGCAACCAGCAACAAGCCGCAGCCGCTCCCAGCGTCGTAGTTGGAGGTGGCGGCATAGCCACTCCAGCACCCGTTGCTCCACCTCCCGATGTAAACGACTGGGCTGGAAGTCAGCAAGGCCAAGCCGCTGGCGGCATCAATAGCGTTTACAACAGCATCAACCAGTTCTTGGCCACAAACCCGAGCCAAGAGGCCCTTTCCAGCGCCATGCAGCAGTATGGCGTGGATCAGGCAACTCTTGATGCAGCCAAGGCATACGGCAGTCAGGGTTTTGCAGCAGGCGGTCTTGCACCAGAAGGTTTTGTCGTCCCCGCCGATGTGGTGAGCCACTTGGGCAACGGCAGTTCCGAGGCTGGCCTAAAGCTGCTGGTCTCCAAGTTCGATGCCAAGCCCATCAAGGGCGAAGGCGACGGCATGAGCGACTCCATCCCCACGACCATTGGCGGCAAGCAGGAAGCTCGCGTGGCCAACGACGAAGCGTTTATCTCCCCTGAGATGGTCAAAAAAATTGGTGGCGGTGACGCCGAAAAGGGTGCAAAGAAGCTGTACGCCATGATGGACCGTGTTCGTGAAGAGCGCACCGGCACCACCGAACAAGGCAAGCAAATCGACCCCAACAAATTCATGCCGGGAGGCTCTGTGCAGAAATACCAAACAGGCGGCACAACTGTGCCCAAAACCACCCCCGCCGGGGCTACTGGCTATGAATCCAGCTTGTCCAATTGGGCTGGCGATTACGTCACTGGCATGCTGGGTCAAGGTCAGGCACTGGCCAACAAGCCGTACGAGGCCTACACCGGGCCGCTGACTGCTGGCGCATCGGGACTGCAGAACCAAGCGTTTACGCAAGCTGCCGGGTTGCAAACTCCTGCTGCCATTGGGCAAGCTGCGACCACTGCCGGTGGTATTGCCTCTCTGGCTCCCGGCGCAGGAAAGTACACGCCAGTTGGGATCGACTTTGGTGCGGACCAAGCTCAGCAGTACATGAACCCGTACCTGCAGTCTGCGCTGAACCCCGCGATGGACGAGGCCCGCCGCCAAGCTGACATTTCCCGCATGGCTGATGCTGGCCGACTCACTCAGGCTGGTGCGTTTGGTGGCAGCCGTCAGGCCATCATGGAGTCAGAGGGTCGCCGTAACTTGATGGACAAACAGAACCAGATGCTGACCTCGGGGTACTCTACTGCGTTTGACAAGGCCCAGCAGCAGTTCAATGCCGATCAAGCACGCAAGATTCAAGAACAGCAGTTCGGCACAACGTCAGGTTTGCAAGGTCTGCAGACTGGCCTCCAAGGCGCACAAACCCAAGGTCAACTGGGTAATCTGCAGTCGCAAGCCGATCTGGCGGGTCTTAGTGCAATGTCTGGCTTGGGTGGCGTGCAGCGTGGCATCGAGTCGGAGGGCATTGCAGCCGACAAGGCGCAGTTCGAGGAGGCTCGCCTGAACCCCTACAAGATGGTGCAGTTCCAGCAGTCCTTGCTCTCGGGCTTGCCATTGGCGGCGCAGTCGTACAACATCCCGGGCCAGAGCAACCTGCAGCAGTTTGCTGGCGGGGCCACGACAATACAGCAGCTTTTGGACATCTTGAGTGGCAAGACCACCGCCACCAC